AAATTTCGCAGGAACAGTATGATGCGATTCAGCGGGAAATCACCCAGACAGAAGAAAAATTAAAAGACTTGAAGCAGTCGGCGAAAGATGTCAGCGATGCGTTCGGGCATCCGATTTCTCCGGAGCAATACGATGCCTTGCAGCGTGAAATTATCGCTACCGAAGAGGAACTGAAAAGCTTAGAACGGCAGGCTGCGAACTCCAAAACTGCTTTAGAAAAGATTGGTGCGGTCGGCAGTAAATTGCAATCCGCAGGCGACAAAATCTCCGGTGTCGGGCAGTCGCTGATGCCGGTGACGGTGGCTCTTTCTGGAGTCGGGGTTGCCGGATTAAAGGTTGCAAGCGACTTTGACACGGCGATGTCCAGTGTCAAGGCAATCACAGGAGCGACCGGAAAGGACTTCGAGAAACTGCGAAATCAAGCGATTGATTTGGGTGCATCGACTTCTTTTTCCTCCGGCGAAGTTGCCGAAGCCATGACAGAAATGGCAAAGGCAGGTTGGAGTACACAGCAGATTCTCGATGGCATGGGCGGCGTTTTGGACGCAACCGCAGCTTCTGGTGAAAGCCTCGGCTCTGTCGCAACCATCGTTGCGGATGCGATTACCGGATTTGGCTTGTCAGCTTCCGATTCTGCTATGGTGGCTGACCTTTTAACGCAAGCTGCCAATGCCGGAACAATCGGGATTGCAGACCTCGGCGAATCCTTCAAATATATCGCACCGATTGCCCAGTCCATGGGACTTTCCATCAGTGACACGACAACGGCTCTTTCGGCGATGTCTATGGCGGGCATCAAGGGTTCGCAAGCCGGAACAGCTCTCCGAACTTGCCTTGCAAACTTAGTCAAGCCTTCCGATACAGTCGCCACGGCAATGCAGGATTTGAATCTCAACATCACCAACAGCGATGGTTCTTTTAAGTCGCTGGATGACATTGTCGGGCAAATGCGAACTTCTTTTTCCGGACTGACCGATGACCAAAAGGCGTACTACGCAACCGCACTTGGCGGTAAGGAAGGGATGTCGGGACTTCTTGCTCTCTTGAACTTAACAGAAGAGGAATACAACGCTATTGGCGAATCGATGGACAACTGTTCCGGTGTCGCTCAGGAGACAGCCACGGTGATGCAAGACAATCTTGCCAGTAAAGTGGAGCAATTGGGCGGTGCGTTGGAGTCGCTGGCGATTCGGCTTGCGGATTATCTGTTACCCTATCTGGAGAAACTGGTTGAAAAAATAACGGATGCGGTAGATGCGTTCACAAATCTTGACCCACACACGCAGAAAGTCATCTTAGCGATTGCCGGAATTGTGGCAGCGTTGGGACCGATGTTAATCATCATCGGAAAAGTGGTCTCCTCTGTCGGAACGATTATGACCGTGATTTCCAAGCTTCCGGCAACTTTAAGTGCAATCAGTGGCGGCATCAGCAGTTTCGCCGGAGCATTAGGCGTGTCGGTCGGAGCGTTAGGTGCAATCGTAGCTGCGATTGCTGTTGCGGTCGCTGCCTTTGTTCACCTTTGGAACACAAACGATGAGTTCAAAAGCCGCATTCTCGGCATTTGGCAGCAAATTAAGGACACTTTCACGAATTTGACGCAGGGCATCACCGACCGCATCAACGCTCTCGGCTTCGATTTTGAGAACTTTACGGAGGTGCTAAAAGCCGCATGGGACGCTTTGTGCAACCTACTTGCACCCGTCTTCGAGGGCGTTTTTCAGAATCTTGCAAATGTGTTTCAGGAGTTTGCCGGAATTCTAACCGGCATTCTGGATGTCATCATCGGGCTATTTACCGGTAACTGGGAGCAGCTCTGGACGGGCGTCAAGGAGATTTTTACTTCTGTATGGAACTTTATTATTGCGACTTTTCAAAATATCGGAAATACGCTTATTGGAATTGCAGATGTGATTCTGGGCTGGTTCGGCACAAGTTGGAACGAGGTCTGGACGAATATCAAGACGTTCTTTGAGACGACTTGGAACAGCATCGCCACTTTCTTTACGACAATTCTAACAAGCATTCGGGACTTTTTTGTGAACATTTGGACGAGTATTTCCACCACGTTTACAACGATTGTCACCACAATTCAAACAACCGTAACCACCATTTTTACAGCGATTCACGATTTCTTTTCCACCATTTGGAATGCGATTTACACGGTCGTGTCTACGGTTGTGAACACGATTTACACAACCATCAGCACGATTTTTACGGCGATTTATGAATTCTTAAAGCCCTTGCTGGATGCGTTTCAGTACCTGTTCGCCACGATCTTTGAAGCGATTCAGATTATCATCGGGCGTGTGATGGACTGGATTTCGGAGAAAATCACGGCGATTTGGAATGCGATTGTTGCTTTTCTCACACCGCTTTTGGATGGCATTAAAAATACATTCGACACAATTTGGAACACGATTTCTAACATCATCACCACGGTCATGGACTGGATTTCCGCAAAAATCACAGCCGTTTGGAACGCCATTGTTGCCTTTCTGACGCCAATCCTAAACGCCATCTCTTCCACGATTTCAAGCATCTGGAATGGAATCCAGAACACGCTTTCTTCCATTTTGGATACCATTAAATCTACGATTTCCAATGCTTGGAACAATGTGAAATCCACCACATCTAGCATTTTGGAAGGTGTGAAATCTACCATATCTGGCATTTGGGACAACATCAAGAGCGGCATTTCGGATAAAATGTCCGGCATTTTTTCGACCGTCCGGAGCGGTTTTGACAATGTGAAAAGTCACATTACAGGACTTGCTTCAGAGGCATGGAGCTGGGGTTCGGATATCATTCAGGGCATCATTGACGGCATTCGGAGCAAAATATATGAGGTCGCAGATGCAGTGACGGATATTGCGAACACGATTCGGGATTATCTGCACTTTTCTGTGCCGGACAAAGGTCCGCTGACCGATTATGAGTCTTGGATGCCGGACTTTATGCAAGGACTTTCTGACGGCATCAACAAGAGCAAAAGGCTCGTAGAATCGGCGATTTCGGGTGTTTCGGAAACGATGCAAGTGCAGTGGCGTGCGGATTATTCCGGAGCAATTTTATCCGGTTCTGGAAATTCTGGCGTGACGAATAACTACTACAACACGGATAATTCACGGACAATCAATCAAACCAATAACAGCCCAAAGGCTCTGTCAAGGTTGGAGATTTATCGGCAGACCAGAAATGCAGCAAGGGAGTGAAGCCATGCAATTTACACTGATTTTAGAGGACGAATCCGGAAATCAAATCAACCTTACCACGACCGCAAACCAATACATGACTAGCGAAATTGACGGCTTGTATCCGCCAGCCGGTACGGTTTCCACCTCCGCCTACGCCGGAATGAATGGAAGTTATCTGAACAACACCTTTATTGAAAAGCGAAATCTGGTCATTTCTTTTGCCATGCGTGGAATCAAAATTGAACAGAATCGCCACGCCTTGTACAAAATTGTCAAGCCATCTCGCTATGTGAAAGTGTATTACAGGACAAAAAATATCGATGTCTACACAGAGGGCTATGTGGAGTCCTGCAACATCACGAACTTTACAAACGAAACGATCGGTCAAATCAGCATTCTCTGTCCGGACATTTATTGGTACAGCACAGCTTCGACCTACGCTTATTTTGCACGCATTTCCGGTGCATTTCACTTTCCATTTCCGGAAAGCGATGCTCCCTTCCCGCTTGGTGTGTATAACCACAGCAACATTATTTCGCTGCAAAATGACGGTGACGAAATCGGCTTCACACTGCTGCTTGAAAATGTCGGCAAGGGGAATGTGGTGAATCCTACGATTTATAGCGTGGATTCCGGTGCGTATTTGCAGATTAAAACCGTCATGCTGCCCGGTGATGTGATTACCGTCACAACCAAAATTGGAAACAAAACGGTCACTTTGACACGGAACGGTGTAAATTCTAACCTGATCAACAGTTTCGTGGCCGGTTCCACATGGCTCACGCTTCCGACCGGAAAGACACGCTTGCGGATTTCAGCGATGTTGAATCTCAATCATTTGAAAGTCACAGCGATTCACACCAATGCTTATCTGGGGGTATGAGATGCAAATTGAAGTTTACCATTTAATTACAAATGATAACAATGTTACAATTGAATTGGAAGCCATCTGCGACAGTTTCTCCAGCTTGCTTTGGGATGTGGAATACTACGAATGCGGGCAATTTGAGATATACATTGCTGCGACCGCACAGAATCTGGAGATTTTCCAGACCGGAAAGATAGTCGGAAGAGATGATGACAAGCTGCATTTTGGAATTATTGAGGCTGTCACGCTGGAAACGGATGCGGAAAATGGCGATTATTTGACGGTGACTGGACGTTTTCTCATGTCAATTCTATCCAGACGCATCATCTATCCCACGCTCAGCTTCACGAAACTCACCACTTACGGTGAGATTTTGCAAACAGCAATTCAGAAAAACTGCTTGCAAGAGGATAACCGGAAAATTCCCGGTCTATCTTTAGGTGAAGTTTCCGGCGATTGTTGGAGCAAAACCGCAAAGCTACAGGTCAGCTATGACAATTTGATGGACTGGATTTATGAAATCTGTAAATTGACAGGAGGAACTGTAAACATCCGCTTACAGGAAACGACCGCCGGAAGCAATTTGTATCAGATGCGGTTTGAGCTGTCGCAGGGCGATGACCGCAGTGTTTTGCAGGATGAGAATCCGCACATTGTTTTCTCAGACTCGTACAACAATCTGTTATCTTTTTCTTATGCATTCGACCAGACAAAATATTATAACTTTGCCTATATTTTCGGCTCTGGTGAAGGGACTGCACGAAAACGAACGACTTTATTTGATTCTGTAGAGCCGACTTTTCTGGAACGATATGAAGTTTATGTGGACGCAAAGGATATTTCAGACGAAGAACAGGACGAGAGCGGACAGACCGTACCGATTGCAGACGAGGATTATACCGAATTGCTAAAGGAAAAGGGTGCAGAAAAATTGATTCCGGTAACAGAAACCACCGAATCCACCATCGCAACAGACGGTCGGCAGTATCAGTACAATCGGGACTATTTTCTGGGCGACTTCGTCACCATCTTGCACAGTCGATTTGGTCTATCGCAGGAAAAAATGCAGCTGGTCGGCATGATTGAATCGTTCGACCAAAATGGTTATTCCCTCACACCAACATTTGAGAAAGGGTGATTTTATGGCGTTTTCTTACGGTTTTTTTGACAGTATCAACCTTGACCGGGTTTATACCGCAGAAGATTTTACAGGTTATTTATCGCATTTAATCTGTAATGGAATTTTGGATACGTATGGCGATTGCTTTTCGATGAAATCCAATAATGACTTGACGATAACAATTGGCACAGGCAGAGCTTGGATTAACGGGCACTATTTTTGCAATAATTCCGCATACACGATAGATTTATCAAGCTATGTCAACGAGTCACTGGCACGCTACGTTGCAATCGGCATCAGCTGCGACACCAGCGACAGTGCAAGATTGTGTCAGCTTGAAATCACTGCCGGACTGGCTGCCAACGCTCCGTCAATTCCGGCGTTTATCAATACAGATGAAAAAACTTACTTGACGCTTGGTGCGGTTTACCTTTCTGCAGGAACTACAAGTATCAGTAAATCGAATATCCGAGATTACCGAAATACGAATAAATGCGGTTACGTTCGCTGTATTCTTGGCAAGTGCAAAGTTTCGGAAATTCTTGACAAGCTCGATGATTACAATTCAACGGTTACCAAATTAAATGAAAAAATCACCACATTGCAGGAACGTTTAACCGAAGTGGAAGAAGTCTCCGGTTCAACCGGCGTTGTGCTAGTCAGTGCCGGACAATGCGGCGAGAAAGTTTTCTATGCCCTCTATTCCAACGGCAACTTGAAGCTGACCGGAACGGGTGCGACTTACGATTATGACAACGGCAAGTCCGTTTTTTATGAGAACGATACCATAAAAAGCGTCTCTGTCGGTGATGGAATTACGGAGCTTGGCAAATATCTGTTTCAATACTGCACAGAAATCAAAAGTGCTTCCCTGCCTTCCACGCTCACTTTCCTTCATCAAGGTGCATTTTATCAGCCTGACACAAAAATCGGTGTCACCGCTGGTTTGACAGAAGTAACTTTGCCAAATAATCTGAAAACTATCGGAAAAGCAGCTTTTGCACACAATGCCCTTGAAGAAATCACCGTTCCTGCAAGCGTAACGGAATGGGAAAGTTATGCATTTACCGATTGCAGCAAGCTGAAAAAAGTGACCGTAGAAAGCAGCCTCATCGGCTCATTTGCTTTCACACATTGTTTTGCACTTTCGGAACTCGTGATTTCCAAGAACTGCAAATCCATCGGCGAAAATATTTTGACTTATTGTTCCAGCTTGAAAAGCATCAAGTATCTGGGAACGATTTCACAATGGAACGGTATTACGAAGCCGAATAACTGGATGTCATCCGGCACGCATTACTACAACGACTACTTGCAGGAAATCGTTTGTACAGACGGCAAGCTAACTTGGAACAGCACGACTTACGCTTGGGAGGAATCGACATGATGAAATTTCTCATAAAGGGACAGAACATCGAGACGCTGGAACATGAGATTCTGGCAGCCGACCAGATTGCATTTCGGAGGCTGTATTTTGTGTTCGACAGCAATTGGAAGCCACTGCATAAAGTGGTGCAGTTTTCGCAGGATGAAATCACTTACAATCGTGTGCTTGGAACAAGCGAAACAAGCTGCTTGCTGCCTTCGGAATTGCACGCAGGAGCTGTTAAGATGTCGCTGTTCGGTTACGATACCGATGCTGCGGAAACCGTGCGTGCGACTACAGTTATTCACACGTTGCACATTCGCCCGTCCGGATTTTCTGAAGAAAGTGAGACACCTGTTCCGCCAACGCCGGATTTGTATCAGCAGTTGTTGCAGGAAATTGAGAAAAAGCAGGGTGCGGATGGAAAGTCAGCTTATGAGGTAGCGGTTGCAAATGGGTTCTCCGGAACAGAATCGGAATGGCTGTTAAGCTTGAAAGGTACTGATGGAGTTGACGGCAAGGACGGTGTGAATGGTAAGGATGGTACTAACGGGATTAACGGAGAAAATGGAAAGTCTTCCTACGAAATCGCTGTTGCAAACGGCTTTTCCGGAACAGAATCGGAATGGTTGAAAAGTCTAAAAGGTGTAGACGGAAAAGATGGCATCACGCCTGACCTCTCCGACTATCTCAAAACCGAAGACCTCACAGAATTCAAGGATTCCACACAATACCAATTTCAGACGCAAAGCGAAACAATTTTAAGCCTTGAAAACAGAATTATCATGTTGGAATCGCAGCTCTCCGGAACAACCACCGTCACGATTTTTTCCGCCTGCGAAAACGCACTTACGCTGTATGGCAGCGAGCTGTATACGATTTATAATAGTGCGTACAATTCGATTTCCGATTTTGCAGCGAATTACAGCCACTTTTTCTCTGCTGATAACGACTACCAATTGAGCTTCTCTACCGATGATCTCGGCTGGAATAGCACAGTTTATGTGGTTTGTACAAAAGAACTTTCCTTGACAGAATCCTCCAGAATTCTACTGACCTATCTCTCCGGAGCGACCGAAGCCGGAGAGCTTTTTCTCGTCAAAAAGCCGGAGCATCTGGACGTTCCCATTTCTGTTTACGTCTACACCTGCATCCAAAACGGCACGGCAATTCAGCCAAGTTTCCAATGGATGCAGTCGGAAACGGCGGTCACCACACTTACTTCTTGCAATGTGACTGGTACTTACTATTTCGCATTTGCGGCACATTCCAATAACACCAGTCCAAAGATACAAAAAATTGAAATTTTGGGAGGTTGATTTATGAAAGAAACCATTTGCACGGTCGCCGGTCTTATCGGCGGCTTTTTTACTGCCCTTTTTGGCGGCTGGGATTCGGCGATTATCACGCTGCTTGTGTTTATGGCAGTGGATTTTTTGACCGGAATTGCAACCGCTGCCGTTGGAAAATCCAAGCATTCCGAGAGCGGAAAGCTCTCGTCCACAGCCGGATGGTTCGGCTTGGCAAAGAAATTCTGCACACTGTTGCTGATTACCGTTTCTGTCCGGATGGACATTTTGCTTGGCACGACCTACATTCGAGATGCTGTCTGCATCAGTTTTTGTTTGAACGAACTGTTATCTATCGTTGAAAATACAAGCTTAATGGGCATTCCCTATCCGCCCGCAATCAAAAAGGCAATCGATGTTTTGCAGACGAAAGTCGGCAGAACCGAAGAAAAATCAACTGAAAACTCAAACAAGGAGGACTAACTTATGGCTATTTTAAGACCTGATTCTACATCCACACTCGGCGGTGTGACCGTCAAGGAATATCTGCTTACCAAACATAACCCGAATCGAATTGATATGCCGAGTACCTCTATGGCAGGAAAAATTATCGGTGTGACCGTGCATAACACAGACTGGATTTCCGTTGCATCCGGCACAACTCCGGCGGAGCAATACACTCGTGCCACGGTAAACGGCAACATGAACGATGTGCGTGTGCATTATTACGTGGACAACACCTGTGCATGGCAGAATCTGCCGCTGACGCTCTCCGGCTGGCACGCTGCAGACGGTTCCGGAAACGGAAATCGCAGGACGATTGCAATTGAGTGTATCATGAGTTCTGCATACAACGCAACCGATAAGAAATCGGAAGATAATTGTGCGAGATTGGCTGCGGCTTTGCTCAAACAATACGGCCTGGGTATATCGCATTTATACACCCATACCCACTGGCTGAACGTCCGGGACGGCAAGTCCGGAACGGTTGACCAGTTGAACACCATGTACAATCGGTACAAAATGTGTCCGCTGTATATCTTGCCGCACTGGTCTGCTTTCAAGGCGAAGGTGCAATCCTACTTGAACGGCTCGACTTCTACGACCTCAACTTCTACTACTTCACAGATTTACCGCATCCGAAAAACATGGGCAGATGCCAAGTCGCAAATCGGAGCATATTCCTCTCTGGAAAATGCGAAAAAGGCTTGCAATTCGGGCTACTCTGTTTTCGATTCTTCCGGAAAAGCGGTCTACACACCGCAGATTTCTTTTGCGAAAGGTCAGCGTGTGACGCTGCAAAACGCTCCGCTTTTTTCTTCCGATTCTGTAAAAACTTTTTCCAAGAAAATCTCCGGTACGTACTACATCTATGATGGCAAGGTCTGTGCCAACGGCAGATATCGGCTTACCAACACTGCTGCCAACTGCGGAAAAACGCCGGTCGGCAGCTACGTGACAGGGTATGTTTCTTACGATAATTTTAAGTGAGGTGCGTTATGACGAAATCGCAGAAAAATTCGGTTGATGAAATGCTGGCGGTCGGAATCTCAATTCCAAAAATCGCTGCCTTTCTGCACATCTCGCAAAACTCCATCAAGTCCTACCTACAGCGAAATCACCCTAACAATGTCTGCCGAAATTGTGGCACTCCAATTCTGCAAGTGCCGCACCGAAAGCAGAAAAAATTCTGCTGTGACGCTTGCCGGATGCACTATTGGAACACCCATCCGCAGGAAATGCAGCATGAAAACGCAGCCACGATTCCCTGTGCGTTCTGCGGAAAGCCGGTTCTCAGCTACCGAAACCATCCGAGAAAATATTGCTCTCGTGCCTGTGCTGCGAAAGGAAGATATCAATGACGAAAGAGATTGAAATTTACAAAGTATCTATGGCGGTTTTGCGAAATTTCCTAAAATCCGGACTGCTGACTCA